CTACTACTTTTTCAGGGGCTCTTCGTATTTTTTCCCAAATATTTGACAGATCTTCTTTTTCATTATAATTATCTGCCGTATCTCTAAGAGCTTGTCTGTGTCCAAGAGGGTCTCTCTCTAAATCGCCCCAAAACTTTTGACTTTCATCACTTGGGACGTTCCGCATATCTGAAGAAGTCTTTTCGTTATCAGCCATATTTAGTTAGAAGGTTTGTCAGGCTTAAGTTTAATTTCATATAGAGTATAGGCTCCTAGTACCTCGTTAAATTTGTCTAAACGTTTCGTAACAAAATCTTCTATTTCCTTATTAGTAACAAAGCTTACATCCCGACCCTGCCCATCATAACGATAAGCAGCATCTCTAGCTAACTTATCTCGTAGTGAGCGAGTTTCTCTTATATAGTCTTGAACTTGTTTTAGTGGCCCCAGAATCTCTTCTCTAGATAATAGATTATTGGATGCCGAAACTAAACCCTGTAGTGAAGTAAGATCAACAGCAGTTTTAAGACTAATATTTAAAGCATTTAGTTTATCAGAAATATATTCGCCTCTTTTAGCAGTTTTCAAAGCTGAGTGTATATGAGCCCATGTAAATACAGGAGTTCGCTCTTTTAAAAGATCTATATTTCGTTGTATGTCTGTGCGTTTTTCTGTTAAATCTGTTTGTAATGCAGCAATAGCATCAGGACTTAAATTATTCCTACGACCATAGTTTTCTATTTGTTGTTCATCTACAAACTGTCCTGTTAGAACGTGACGCATCCCTTGAAAAAATGGTTCACTATGTTTATCATATTTACTTTGTTTTAGGGTTGTCTCCATATCACTTACAACTTTATTTCTTGCGGGTAAATTATCTCTGAAGCGTTCATAAATTTCTCCTCCTTCATTTAACTCATCCGCTGGCACTTTTCTTATCAAAGGATTTTCAGCTAATAATCTTTTGAGTTTATTGGAAGTCCACTTATCATTAGCGTATTTTTCTTCTTCATCTATAGTCTTTTGCCCTGCATCCCATTTATTATTAATATTATCAAGTATAGCTTGAAATGTTGTTTTATCACTAACAACAGAAGTCTTACCTTGCACACGCATGGCTGTTTCTCGGTCTGCCATGTCTTGCCAACGGTCTTCTACAACCTGTAGAAACTGTAAATATAATTCAGGTTTATCTCTTTGATGTGCTAACACAACACTTCCTACTAAAGACATGACTGTCTTTTCTTCCTCAGTATTAGTAGCAACACGAACTTCCGTACCATTTATATCTAGTATATCTTGTTGTTTTAGCTCTGTTAAATGTGTAGTAAGATGTTTTACAACTCCTACATCTATTACACCCTCTTCAGTAGCTGCTATGCCTTCAAGATAATCATTAACAAATTTAACTCCACCAGCTATTACAACTTGTTGATCGTGTTGGCCTATTGCAGTATACAGATCATATTTAATTGTCTTTAAAGCTAGATCAGCTTTAGCTAGTGCCTTCCCACTATGCGTAATATATTTGAGTTTATCTCTATAGGTATTTAAAGCGTTACCTATTTCATCAGATTTTTGTATTCTTGTTTTAGAAGCATCATTAGCTATGTTACTTCCACCATTCTCTCCCCATGTCTTAGCTTGAGTAATAAGATCATTAGTAAAATTCATATCAAGCGTTTCATAGTTTTTATCTATTGCTGCCTGAGAAACTAATCCTACAGAGACTCTTCCTCTAGCAGCATCTAATTCAGCAACCTTTAACTCTTCATCAAATTTCCTAGCTTTTACAAGAGCAGCTACACCACCAACAGCTTTTCCAAAAATTGCTAGTCCCTCACTCAGTCCAGTTTGTTGTGGAGGAGCAACTGGAGCTGCTGTTACATTAGTAACTGGCCTTGTTATCTGAGTTTGTACTGGATCTAATGGAAAATCTCTTTGAGCCATATTAACTTGTGTCCGTAGATGTAGGATCTTTTAGCCCTTTTGCATATCTTATACCGCTTTGTAGAGCTGTACCAGTTATAGATAGTCCTAAACCAGTTAGGCTTGGAAGACCCTTTAAGGTTCCAAGTAATTGATTATTAGCACTTGCAGTTTGTAGGGCAATATTATTACGTTGTATATGAAGATCTTTTAATTTAGTTTGATAGTTAAAATCTTTACGGTGTAGAGCATTTAATCCCTGTCGTTCTATATTGTTTGCAACATTTTCAACAGAACCACCTGATTTTAAGGCACTACCATCTCTAGCTAATTGAGTTGCTAAAGCTGCTTGCAGATTTTTCGCTAACTCAAATTTATCTAAAGCTAGTTTTTTAAATTCTCGTTGTTCTGCTTCATTAACAGCTAATAAAGCATTATAACCTAATCCATTATTAAGAGCTGTTTGAGCATTAACTTGTAAGTGACTATAATAACTACTTCTCTGACTATCATTATAGTCTGATAGTTTACTGCCTACAGCAAAAGCTGCTTCTGCTGCATATAACCATTTAAACATCAGCTAGCCACCTTACAGAACTCATAAAATTTCACATTATTAAGCATTTGTTTTCCTATTATTTTAAAGCCACACCACCGTAACCATTTAATATGTAGATCATTTCTACTATCTATAATATTATATAGATGAGGAAAGAGCTTATTCATGATTTCTACCTCAGAACGGCTATACTTTAAAAAAGACTTGGTTATTTTAAGTAGTCCTGGAGCTCCTAAGAGCCATACTTTGCCAAAAGATACACCATACATGCCCACTACATGCCCATTAGTATCAATAATAGACTGACACCTTTGACTAAAAATATAACCTATAGTAAGGGCTTGTTCAGGAGTGTGTCCTAAGGTTTCAACTTCTCTCTTGTCTTCAAATCTAAGCGTAGGAGCTAACTCACAGACATCATGTAGCTTGCTATCTCTATGATAGGGCTTCATGTTAACGCCCAGATGTTCTAGCAGAGATAGTTCGAGTTACATAGTTACCTTCCCAATCAGCTCCAGTAAAAGCACAAGGAAGATATGAGTTAGATATAAGTTCTATCTTTAAATCTTCAGCTCCAGCTAATATGAGTCGTTGAAAGTTCCCTGTTTCAAATGGGATCGTACCAATCTTATTCAGAGAAGACCCTAAGATCCTGCCTGTATAAATATAACTAAAAGCATCTCTTCCTGGAGCTGTTACTTGAAGTTTAAAGTATCCAGTATTAAAGTAGTTTATATTAAACTTACGAATCTTTAGTGTACCACCTGTAAGGGAACTCAGTCTCCCCTGTACTTCAGTCTTAATCGTAGGCTCAGTAAACTCATAGAGAAACCGGTATTCCTTACCAATGAAACATGAGTTAGCTGAGTGATCTCCAGTAGCTGTAAGGGTTGTAGGAGTTGTCTGAGAAAGCCCCTGAACAATGTCACCTTCTTTCCCTTCAAAAGCAGGACCAAAAACAACTCTGAAAGTAGAACCAAAGTCATCAGGATAGGGTATGGTCCAAGAGGTAAGATCAGATCCTGAACTATATGTACCAGTGACTTCTGTTAGTCTGTCTAAGTGTGGTTTAAAAGACAACTGAGTAGAACTTTCAGTTAAGTTTACAAGTTTAGCATCCTGTAAACTCATCTTATCTAGATAAGTACCATCAGGTCTTACAATAATCAGATAAACTATATGGTCTATAACCTTAATTCCTATTACTTTTTCTTCATCTTTAAACTTCCACTTAGACCACGAGCTTAATTTCTTAGTTCCTCTCTCAAACAACATCTTGTAAATAAAAATTTCATTTAAGTTTTCATCTGAGAGAACAAATAAGAGATCACTTGCTGGACTCATATCAAAAATCTTTCCCTTAATATAACTGGGAATATGACTTGTGATTTCTTCTGCTGTTTCTTCTTGTAAATCTTCAATTATACCAAATTCTCTAATACTAGAAAATCCGTCTACCTCTTCAGAGAAGTAAAGCTTACGTCCATTGAGTACAGGAGTAACAGATTTATCGTTTTTATACTCTGTAATAAGAGACAGCTTGGCATTGGTAGGAGTTAAACCACCAGCAGCAAATTCAGTCAGTTTAAATTGAGAGAAATCACTGAATAAATATAAGTCTTCGTTAAATGCTATAGCTTGGTTTAAGATACTTACTTGATTACTTGGGGCAGCCAAGTCAATCATGTCTGTATCTAATACATCTGTTGCGGTTGTATTATAGAAATTAAAGAACTCTCCAAGCTCAGAAAGAATAATGTTTTCTCCTGCTAAGAAACCAAATCTATTCTTGTGGAAGAAAATATCGTTTAACTTTTCTGATATGAATGAGGGGTCTGGAGCTGTAGTAGTGTCTCCAGCAACTCTGTCTGTCCATGTAATTTGAGAGAGGGAAAATAAGGTTTCACCAAAATCAGCAGCAAAGGCAGCATCCCAAGGATCTTCAGATGTTCTAATAAACTGAATAGGCATTGTGCTTGCATCTAAACTATTATCTAATCCTGGTTCTACAGTTTCTACCCACTCACCTACATCTTCATCTGCCTGATTATTATGTTTAATCCAGTAATCATCAGTTCCAGAGTTAGGACTTCCGGTAATTTTAATGATAAAACCATCTTTAGTCCTAGAAGGAAGCTCAGTAAAATCTACTACACCCTCTTTAATTGCTATTAAGTTATCTTCAGGTGCTTGGGCATGAAGCGTAAAATCAGCTCCATTAGTTCTAGTTAAGTGAACATTAGAACTACCAAACTTAGTGACAGCAAAATCACCTGATCCACCAGAACCTATACTACCATTAAGATCATTATAAATATCGTCTAATTGAGTTGCAGCATCCGCACTAGAAGTAACTGTAGATCGTAGCGTTCCATCAACATAAACATACATAGTTGATGCAGAAGTAGCTTGTTTAAGAAAAACTATTCCTTCTGGATTTCTATCGTCTGATGTTGTAGTAGACTTTGCTACACTAGTGTTTTTATTTAAAAGAAAAGTATAGTCTGCTACTGTAAATAATTTCAGGTTATCCCTAGCATCAGCAGTAGTAATATAAGTTAATACGTCTCCTGTAGCCCCTGAAACACTCTTTGATGTTCCATCTAAATCCCAAACTTCCATCTCAGTTCCTGAAAAATCTGAGCTGAAATCAGTACTAAACTGATCTGAGGTTATTTGGACAATATAGCGTTCATCTTGATCTCTATTAATAAAGTGGATATGAGCATCTGTATCGGTTTTATTATTTAACTTGGCTACATATTCTAGTGGAGGTCTTTTTTTTAATCCCTCAGCTATAGTAGACAAACCGTTTTCTTGTATTGCTGCCTGAGAAGCCAGCCTTAATGCAGGGGGTTGTTGAGAAACCCCATTTATTAAGTTACTGATTTGCTCAGCGATTAGTGCCATTTACCAAAGTTTCCTATATAACTTTGTGGTATTATACATATCCATAGTACCATACCCAACATTAAATCCTGAACGTTCTCCCTCATCATCTAGTAAATCTGCATAAGCCTCAGCTTCTTCTTGTCTATTAACTGTTTCAGCAGCAACTTGTCCTATAATTTCCTCTTGGAATATTCTAGATGCTTTTGCAGTAATATACTGTCTTGCAGTTTGAGGTATATCTTCAAAATCTAATAGGGTAATAGTAACAGCATCATTAATAGATGTAGTCCAAGTAAAGGTATTATTATCCAGATCATACAAGAATGGAGAACCCTCTCTTCCTCTAATTGTAGTTAATTTAGAAGAAGAATATACAGATAAAATTGAGGTCCCCAATGGGATACGACTATTAGAGTCTAACGATAAAACTACATCCCACTCAGTATTAAAATGCCAGCCTTTCTGCTGTACTTCTCTACTGATATTAGATAACAGGTTTTTAGCTTGAGTTACATCTACAGTAGTAGCTGTTTCTAGACTTGAAACAGCCGATTCACCTACTGCAGCCAGAAGCATATTAACTGCTTCCAGCTCAGTTATGGGTACTGTAGAAAAATGTGACATTTTAAGTAGTCAATCCCATGCCCATTACTTGAGCGTTTCTAATAGTTAAATTATCAGTACTATCTATATTAGCAACAAAAATAGAAACATAATCATTAGTAGCCATTGAAGCATATCCAAATGTAGTAAGATTAACCGAATTAACTGTGGTTGCAGGAGAGAATCCTACTACTTTTGTTCCTGTAATTAGCGTACCATTTTTATGTATAGCTAATCCAAACTCTTTATCAACAATAGCAGTATCAATTTCTAATGAAGCTGAAGCTAAAAATAGACAATTAATTGTAGGTGTACCAGTATATCTTAGTCTACCATCAGTATTTTCATCAAACTCATTTGCTGCAGGAGCTGTGCTAAGAGTCCATGTTCCAGCCGTTCCCTCAACATAAGTTCCAGCTACACTTATAGTTGTACTTGCAGCAGAAGAAACGTACATACTTCCTTGTTTCGTCTGACAAGTTTCAATGAGGTCACGCAAGTCTTGAGGTGTGATTGAACCTGCTGCCTGACCGTCCTGAAACAAGTTGGTGGTTAAATCACTAACTGTGCGTGATGTATCCGTCATTCTAAAATCTCCAAAAAAAAAACGAGGAGCCTAAGAGTTACCTTAGACTCCCCGAAAGATTAGCTCTCAGTTACAGTCGTACCAGAACCTGAGCCCTGTACCGACATACTGAACCCACAAGTAGCAGCTACAGCAGTAGAATGAGCTTTACCAGCTAGTCTTACCATAGCCTTAGCAGGAACAACAAAAGGAACATTCCCTGGAAATGAGAAGGAACCTGTATTGTTAGCATTACCACCAGTAGCAGCAACTACATCATTGTCGTTCTCTACTACTGTTACTTTAGCAATAGTTCGCCATGTCTCTGAGTTAGCTACACCAGAAGACTCAGCATGAGCCACCTGAAGAGCAATCTCAGCCGTGCCTTGACCAGCAGCCACAGCATCTACATCATACCAGAAGCCATGAATGTAGCCAGTATGACCGGCAGGAATCTTCCAAGTACAGTTACCTGATTCCTTAGAACCAGCATCAATGACTGCGTGTACTCCACCACCAGTTACATCAGCAATGGTAATAGCACCAGCAGCAGCCAAACCAGTACCAGAAGAAATAACTTCAGCCTTCTGGACAAAGGAAATCGTTTGCTCAGTCATTTCAACCTCAGATGTACCGTTCATAGTAACATCTTCAGTATACTGATTAAACTCCTCATCGAGATACGTTACTCTAACAGCAGTAGCTCCAGTAGA